GTCGGTCATGCTCTTGGAGGTTTACCTTTTGGAAACCATTAAGAGCCAAGATAAGTTAGTTAAACTCATCGCTGACCTTCTGTATGACATTCAATTGTCACATAGTGAGGTTTTCAACAAACGCGCATTGCGCCTTACGATCCAAAAGATCGTTCAACGCATTGCGTGCGAAGGGTTAAGTTTTCTCACGAAAACTTTACCGCGTCTTGGAAAGTGTCTTGATAAGGCACTTTCCTCCGAACGTTCCGAAGAGAACTTTCCTATCCCTGGGTTTAAAACCAAGGATGGGACTAAACTTCCCATGTTAATGGGTGAGTTTTTCTCTAGGATATTCGAGGCAGACGGCAGGGTCCTTCGGGACCCCTGTGTGGCTAGCATCAAAATGCTACGGGACATTTGTTACTTGTGTTACAAGTACGAACTGCCCTATAGACCTGATGACGAACAGAAAGTCTTATCTTCCTTTGCAAAAACGGAAGAAGAGATATCTTCGTTCGACTCTACGTTCACCCTAATAAGTGAATTAGTAGATAATAATCCGCAAGGATGGGCAAGGGTTAAACCTTACTCAAAGATGCGCCTTATTCGCCGTGCCCGAGTAGCTCTCCAAAGGCTATTCAGGCATTTCGACCCTAAGGATATACACCCGCGACACGGACCTGGTGCGGTCTCCACTGGAGAACGCCTCTGGGATAAGTATCGTTGGACGTGTATTCCCGAACGGTTAACGGACTGTTACCCCCTCGATGCATACTTTTTTGCATCTGACGGAGCAGTTTGTGATTCCTATAGGAGTTTTAACTCGATTAGGAACGAAGAGCTTTATGCACGGGTTATTCTCGTGCCTAAAGATTCGCGCGGACCTCGCCTTATATCCTGTGAACCACTGAGTTTTCAGTGGATACAACAGGGTCTGGGCCAGGCCATTGTCGACTGGGTAGAGCGGCATCCCTTAACAAAGGATTCCGTTCATTTCACAGATCAACAACCTAACCAGTTTGGTGCCCTTCTGGGGTCACAAACTGGACGGTATGCTACACTGGATCTAAAAGATGCCAGTGACCGTCTAACTGTTGGTCTCGTTCGACTACTATTCCCGGAACCCCTGTTAGGGTGTCTCCTGGCTAGTAGATCATTGGGTACTCGTTTGCCAGATGGCAAGTTATTAAAGCTCAGAAAGTTCGCTCCGATGGGAAGCTCTTTATGCTTCCCAATCCTTGCGTTAACTGTATGGGCCTTGCTATATGCAGCGAGTGATGCGGATTCTCGAGAGAGAATCTTAGTATACGGTGATGACGTGATTGTACCGAGGGAGAAATCCCTGATTGCAATCGAAACACTCGAGTCGTTTGGGTTCTTAGTGAACCGCGACAAGAGTTGCTTCCATGGACTCTTTCGGGAGTCGTGCGGCGTGGATGCCTACCGAGGTATCCTTGTCACACCAGTCCGTATCAGGACTGTATGGACGTCTCATCAATCCCCTGAATCGTTCGCTTCCTGGGTGGCTTACGCCACTCAGTTCTACGAACGAGGCTACTACCGTACCTACGAAACTGTTTGTAGGTGGTTATGCGATCTGTATCGCGTTATACCAGAGGCAAGCATGCATCTTGCATGCCCATCTCTACCAGTGGTGCCCGAAGAGCATAGACCGCGCCGTAGACGAACCAATAAAG